CCTGCTACTGCGTTTGCTGTACCTGCAAATGTTGCTAATGCAACTGCACCTGATACGTTTGCACCTGCGACTGAGTTTGCACTTGCGGCACTTGTTGCTGAAGCAACAGTACCACTGACATTAGCACCTGCTACTGCGTTTGCAGTTGATGCGAAACTTACTGCACCTGATACGTTTGCACCTGCGACTGAGTTTGCAGTTGTTGCGTATGTTGCTAAAGTCGCACTTGCTACAGTACCAGATACATTAGCACCTGCGACTGAGTTTGCACTTGTTGCACTTGTTGCTAATGCGACTGTTCCACTTACATTTGCTCCGGCTACTGCATTAGCAGTTGTAGCAAAAGCAACTGTACCAGAGACATTGGCTCCGGCTACTGCATTTGCTGTTGTAGCGAAGGAAACAGCGCCTGTTACGTTGGCACCTGTTAATGATGATAATCCAGATCCGTTACCTGTAAACACCCCTGTGTTTGCTGTAATCGCTGAAGCAGTAATTGTTCCATTAACACCTAGTCCAGTTAGAATGCCGACAGATGTGATATTTGGTTGTGCATTAGTTGTTACTGTACCTGCTTTGGTTGCTAAAGCAACTGTACCTGATACGTTTGCACCTGCTACTGCGTTTGCTGTAGTTGCGAAAGGAACTGCGCCTGTGACGTTTGCTCCAGTAAGTGAAGATAGATTAGCACCATTGCCGTTAACGTATGTAAAGATACCGCCTGCACCAGAAACGTTGCCTGTAACATTTAATGTTGTTAATGTCCCGACACTTGTGATGTTTGGTTGGGCGGCAGTTGTAACAGTACCTGCTTTGGTTGCTAAAGCAACTGTACCAGTAACATTAGCACCAGTAAGAGCAGTTAAATTAGCTCCATTACCCTTAACGTATGTAAAGTTACCACCTGTAGCATTGATATTTCCGGCAGTAACGTTAGCAGTTACTGCTAATGAAGTTAATGTACCAGTAGATGTAATATTTGGTTGCGCCGCAGTGGTAAGACTACCACTTAAAGTTGCTCCCTTGACTACGCCAGAGTTTGCATAAACATTAGTGACAATTACAGTACCGCCTGAAATATTGCCAGTATTTACAGTTAAATTACCGCCTGAAATGTTGCCAGTAGAAGTTAATGATAGTACAGTAAGAGGAACAGTTGAAAAATTAGCAGAACTTGATACTACTAGATTTGCAGTAGTTAAGTTTGCATTTGATACTATGTTTTGTGCAATTAAATTGCCTGTTAACGATAAATTATGTAATCCAGTAGTAATGTTTGCAGGTAGGTCAATAAAGACTGATTGTGACGCACTCGTCAATACTACTTGAGATAATGAATCGGACGCATTTAAACCTAAATCCAGTGAGGTTGATTGAACTGTCACACATGCCATTTTATTTGTAATGACAACGTTACCAGTTGGTTGGTTTACTGATATTCCGGCGCCTGCTGTTTTATTGACCGAGACTACTGCTTGGTCGCCTAGGCCAGCAAATACTTCTGTAAAATTTAACTGTACTTTTTCAAATGCCGAGCGTATAGCGTCCGCATTTGGATCGTCTGGGAATGCTCCGAAGTCAATATTTCTTTGTGCCATAACAAGTCTTTCCTAATAGTAGTATTTATCGTTTGTAAATTGTAATGACTATCCAAAAAAATACCCGACTTAGCCGGGTATTTAAATATTAAAACGAGTTTCTTATTATTTACTTACTAAGATAATCAAGTCTATTCATTAAATTTGCTAGTCCATCGTGTGACATAACAGAGCCTTCTTTAACTAAGTCAGCACCATTGTAGCCAGTGCGATCATTTTGACCTGCAATAACTGGAATAGTTGTTTGACCTGTTGATTTCTGCTTGTTAAGTCCACCTGAGATTACTTTAGTCATAAAGTCGATGTCTTGCTCGAATGAAGTGTCTGTGCCTTTCTTACCAGCATCGTTGGCCCATTCAGTAAGTTCTTCTTCTTCTTCTTTAACATCTTTCTCAGAATCGTCTTTCTTACCTTTCTTTTTATCTTGGTATGCTTTTAGACCTGCGGGTATCTTACCTTCTTCTAAGTCATTTTCTTCAGATTCTGCTACTGCGAATTCTTTTTGATCTTCAGTTTGAGTTTCAGTTACAGGCTCTACTGATCCATCTAAGTCATCAGCAGGAGCGTCTTCTGCGCCTTCTGTTGTTAAGTTGTCATCATCGTGCTGTGAAAGAGGCTGTGTAGGCTCTTCTGATGCTTCTGAACCAACTTCTGAAAGCATAGACATCATTTCTTTTAGATGACTATCTTCGTCAGTCTTGCTCCAATCAGACTTGTTGCCCATTGCAGGATGCTCTTTCTGAAGTCGCTTCCAATCGTCACTGTATTTACTTTTGTCTTCTTTATCATCATATTCGTCTTCGTCTTTGACTTTTTCGCTATGATAACGTTCGCCTGCTTCTTCTGCATGATCGTCTTCTTCTGCTTCTGACTCATGCTTCTCTTTTACAAGTTGAGGTGTTCCGGCTTCTTGTGATGCTAATGCCGCGTTAGTTGCGTCATTGCCGTCTCTGTCGTTTATTGAATTGTGTGAACCATCGTCTGGGCCGTATTGTGCGCCTTCGTCAGTCTTAGAACAACCACAACCTTCAGTAGTCATTTTTGTTCCACATGCTTCGCACATTTCTTCTTCTGAATCTGCATCAATTACGACTGGTAAATGTTCGTCATGTGAACCAGTAGTTTCTTCGTCAGCATAATCTTCTTCACCTTCATCACCCATATCAACAATACCCATTAACTTGAGCATGTCATCATGTGAACCTTGAGGCTCTTCTGATGGAGCTTCTGAACCATAGAATGATACTTCGCCTGGCTCTACAACTTCGGCTTCAACTTCTTCATCACCGTAGATACCTAGACCTACTGATTTAACAAATTGAATTAATTTTGATGCTTCATCGTCAGTTGCGTTAACTGAGACTGAATCTGGTTGATTGTCTTGACCTGAAGATACAGAAATATTAACACCTTCTTCTACTTTATCTTCGTTTAAAAGAGACTCTAGTTCTGCTTCTAAAGATTCAAAAGCCCATTCATCTGTTCTGTCAGCTTTTGTAGATGCATTCCAATCGTACTTGTCGTAATCACCAGCATCTTTGTTTGCTTCTTCTAAGGAAGAAGTATCTTTGTAAGTGTTTCCACCTACTTTGAAAGTGTCTCCTTTTGCAGTACTTGCAAGAGCACCAGTGAAAGCATTGCCTTCGTAAGTTTCGTCTTCACCCATCGCACCGTATGATGCCATAGTGTCTACTACTTTGCCTTCAGTTTCGTCTACCATTCCAAGAACGGGTTCGTTACGAATCCCCATACACTCGTCTAGGCCTTCTTTGTAGCCTTCGTGGTATGCTCTATGGCCTTCAGAACCTGTTTCGTGTGGACACGCATATCCGCCTTTACATAGACCATGAGATTTACCCATGTGCTTAGCCGCTTTAAGAATGTGGTCAACACCTTCTTTTAAATTTGTTTTGCATTTTTTAATCATATCTTTTAGTTTCGGTTTGTCGCACATAGAGTGCAGTTTTAAAATTTCAGTTTGGTTAAGTCCATCTTTACACATTTTTTTGATACGTGAAATGCTTGGTAGCTTCTTTTCTTTCCATTCATCATATTCAATGTCTTTAGCAACTTCTTTACCATCTTTACCTGGGTGTTTACGTCCATCATACTTAGCATCTTTAGCGACTTCTTTGCCTGCTTTTTCTGCTTTATCATCACGTTTTACGTCTGCTTTTGCTTTGTCTCTCATTAGTTGAGATGGAGACTTGGCTTCATCCATCTTGCTAAATGTTTGAGCAAGGTTTGCTCTTTTTTCTGTTTTAGCATTGAACTTGGCTTTGTGTGCTAAGACGTGTTTAGCAAATGCCGCTGTAGACATTCCTGCTCTTTCTGCTTGTGCTTTGAAAGCGCCTGGCTTCTTAACTGCTCCATCAATCCAATCTTCGGCTTCTTGTATTTCTTCTGCACCCATTGTGATTTCACCTTTATCAATCGCTTGTTTCATTTGATTAGCGGCTTGAGGAGTGTGTGCGGTTCCGATAACATTATCGCCTGACTTGATTGCCATGGCTCCTGGCTTTGCAGGCTCCATTGTGATATCATTTTCTAAAAGAGTGTTGAACACGTCTCGCAATGATGGTCTTGGTGATTTTGTAGCAACAGCAACAGATTCGTTTAAAGGCTGCTTAGGAGCTCCTGAGGGGCTTACAGGTCTACGTTTAGGAGCTTCAACAACGTTGATGCTGTCTAATTGATTGAGTATGTTTTTAAAATCCATTGTTTTTTTCCTTTATAATCCTGCTGACGTTGCCGGCTTAGGGCCTCGTTTAATATCAGTCATCGGACTCTTGTTTCCGCCTTGCTGATCATCTGTCCAAGGCTTCCAAGGATCAAACGAGTCTTTAGTATTCTTTTGATCAACAGGTAGACCTACTTTCTTTTGATCTTCGGTTTGATCTTTGATGCTGTTTAAATATTTATCACCATACTCTTTAGCGGCATCTTTTCCGTTATCTTCTAGTTCAGTGTGATCTAAAACAGGAGTATGTGACATTTGATTTTCGTATTGATCTACTTCTTTGTTGATGCTATCATTGTATGCAGTATCGATCATTCTTACATAGTTAACGTTGTGACCTAACAACTGAGCCATCTGCTGAACCATTGGTTCAGTGCAAGGATATGCAAATTTGCACTTAAAAATATGCACGGGTTCATCGTGTAAATTTGGAAATCCATATGGATCTTTTTGAATTGGGGTTGATGTTGGACCTTTAATTTCTATAGGTGAGAACTTGTCTAGGTTGTATTTGAACAACTCTAAGAAGTTTTTGTTAACATCACCTGCCACTTTGATTGTGTAATCATAAGTGTGAATGCTTTCTGCAATAAATTTTTTAAGACTTCTCATAATGTTTTGTTCCCGTGTAATATATTTATCATTCCTGTGAGGTTTTGCCAGATAATAGTCGTAGTAACTCGTTGCGATCCAGAGTCTGTCCAACGTCTCCTATTGGGATATTATCAATTTTTTCATCAACTTTTGCTTGACGTTGATCTAATGTTGCCTTCTTTAACTGTAGATCGATCATCTTTAATTTTTTGTTTAGTTTAGCAGTTTTAGCAGTGATAGCATGATTTAACATGTTACTCGCAACACTAAAGATATCTCCACTAAAACGTGAATCTACTTGCATACCTAAATCCATAAGGTCTTGAAAACTTGTTTGTGCTAACTGTGCTAAATGATCTAACTCTTGGTCAGATGCTTCTAAACCTCGTACTGTAGGCAATGCTGTTTCTATTTTCTCGAGGTTACTAAGTGCCTCTCGTGTAACTTCTCTTGCTACGCCTGGAATAGGTTCATTCAACTCATTCTCGTCCTGAGACGCAATATCAAACAATTCTTCAAGTTTTTTAGTCATACATCTATTTAGTTACTTTGCCCTACCGTTGTAGAAAAGATCATCTTCAGTAATTACTCTGAATACTAACCCCTGTGACTTAGCATATGCATTAGCAGACTGCCATTTAGCATGATTAATTGCCACTGTTACTCTATCTTTTGCATTAGCAACTTTACTTTCTATAATACTTTGTTTTTTTGGTTTTATTTCTATAATTTCTGCTTTGACTTTACCTGATTTGTCTTGGTAAACAATAAAGAAATCTGGAATATACTTATGTACCTTACCGTCTAAAGGATGACGATATGGAATGGCCATTGATTCAGAGGCCCAGGTGATGATCTTATCATTTGTATCACAGAAGATCATAAATGTAAGTTCCCAGCCTGATCGATACTTGGGCTTACCCTTACCTACATACTTTTTTATGTTTTTTACTTCGTATAGCCCTTGAGCATACTTTTGTTTTCGTGCCATAGCAACTCAACCTTATTGTAATACATTTCTTTGTATTGTTTGATTAGGACTAGGTACAGTACTTACTCCGTATAGAGCAGTCTTTGTTCGTACTAGATTCAAATAAAAGGCCATAGACTCTGATAGTTTTAATTTGTTATCGCCTGAACCACCTTGAATATCTTCTAACAAAGACATTACTTCTACGCCTGCTTCTTGTGCAATTCTAAACAAAACTGATGCGAATGCGGCCGCCGTGGTTTTACTTTTTGAGGTACCCACAAAGTATGAGTACACTACATCCCATTCGGGTGCTGGTACAACCAAATCTGCTGTATAAAAATTATTAAAGATCAAAACTGTTTGATCGTACTCATTAACTTTAAATGTTGTTGCCATTATCTATTACCTGTAACTTGCACACCTGCTGTTCGAGGTGCGTCAACTACTGTGTTATTGTTTGACCCAGTTGGTTGTCCCTGATTAGCTTGGTTTATGTCTGTTGGACTAGACGCATTAGTCGGAAAAAATGCAGTTGCAGAAGGTGTTCTAGTATTTGGACTATTGGACTGATTAGCCGCCAAGGCCGACTTCAAGCCTTGATTTATTATAGATACTGAACTTGGTCTTACCTGAGTGTTTTGATTATCATATGCGCCGCTGGCTGTATCTCCTATAGGAGATGAGGTAGGACTATTACTAGCATAAGAATCTAATGGGCTTTCTGTTCTATCATAGTTTGCATTATTAGCAAACCCTGTAACAAAAAGTTCAGGAGATGCGGCATCCATTTTACCTGTGTTATAGGTAACAGTTTCATAATCTAGTGTCATCGTATTAGACATGACGCCACCACCTTCAGCATAATCATATGTATCGTGTGCGAAACTTGTAATGATTGGATTAATTAACGTATAAGCAAGAAAGTTCTGTTGCCAAAAGCCAAACACTGTAATATCTTTGAAGAAGGGAATTTTTGTACCGTCTTCTTGTGTTGATCCACCCCTATAACCATAATTATCATCTCCTTCAATTGAAGGATTGTAAATGTTTCTGGCTTGGTATTTTGCACCAACGCCGGCTTTGGCCACGCCAAGTACATCAGTCTGATTAACAGAGTCAGCATAGTTATATTGATAGTACGCATTCCACATAGCTGTCATTTGACTTTGGTTATCATCATGGAATACAACTTCTATTGGATCGTATTTAATTTTAGTTTGAATAATTCTTTTTCTATTATATTGATTCATTATTTCTGTATCAAATTTAAAAGAAGGAAGTTTAACTGACTTAACAAGAATACCAAAGTTATCGCCAGTAGGAGGCTTGTATGCCTGTTCGTTAATTTCAAAATATGCATGAAATAAAAATTTAACCTTAGGAGAATTACTCTGACTATTTGGTAAAAATATTTTAGAGGCATGTCTAAAATCACGCAGATATGTTGTCATTACATTGTCCCTTCAATTGGCATAGGTTGTTTCCTTATGCTATTATTTATCAGAAACAAAAAACCGAACTTAAAATTAATTAAGTTCGGCTTGTATGATTGTTGCCTAAGCAAAAATGATGTTACTAAACAGTACCAGTTGGTGTACGAGTAGATTGTAAACCAGATTGTCCTACGCCTGCTCCAGGTAAAGATGCTAAGTCACCGTTGCCATTTGTCTGAATTGCGTTGTCGAAACGAATCGTTAATGCAATAGTAACTGCTTCTGAAGTACCGTAATTCAATGTTTGATAGTTTGCTTGTTGTAAGAAACAACCTGCTAATGACCAGTTTTCTAATACAGTCGGTGCATTAACGCCATTACCACCATCTAAAATTTGAATCTCTGTAGAGAACTTATAATCTTGACCTGAGGCCGCTGATGCTTGTTCGAAGAAGTCTAATTGCTTCTGTAACTGAGCTCCAACTGCTTTTGATATTAAACCAGAAGCATCGTCTCTGACGTTGATTGATAAAGGCTGCCAAGTATGCTTACCTGCAAGATATACACGTGAATTATATGCATTCAATGTAATCTCGTCGAATTGTACTTGAGGACGAGCGGCATCAATAACTTGTCTAGTCAATGATAATGCTCCTTGATCATCGCCTTGTGCTCCGAAATCAATAAAGTTCACACGGAACCTATATTGAAGTTTAGGCATCAATAAGCCTTGATTGCTCCCATCTTCGGGTTGTACCGAAAGATTTCTTAATGTATCTGAGGCTGTTGCCATGTTAATCTCCTATTAATTTGACTATATTTTATAGTCTACTTTTATTTATCTAAATTTGAGCGACCCGCGCCGCTCAAATATTATTTTCCTATGAACCTGATAACTCACCAGTATTAAAGATTCTCACTGGAATGTATATAAATTCAGCCGCTTTGACTGGCTCAACTGCTATATCAATCCAAAGTTCGTTTCTATCAATTCTTGCTGGAGTGTTGTTAGACTCGTCACAAACTACTGAGTAGTCATATAATCCACGCTTTGAAATCAAATCTTGGAATAATGTTTCTACTACTGCTGAGATAGACTTTCTTGTTTGTGGATCGTTTGGTTCAAATACAAACGGTCTTGAAGCAATAATCAGTTGTCTACGTATGTAAGCAACTAATCGTGCTACGTTAACTCTATCAAGTGCAGATGCTGAATCGAATGATGTTTTGTTACCATAGTTCAGTAAGCCGTTACCTGTGAAGAATACCATTGGGTTGATAAAGTTTGTGTATAACACATCTCTAATACCAACACGTGTTCTAATGACTTGGAACTCACCAGATTGTGCATCAATGTAACCAATGCTTGAAGCATTGTCAATGATACCACGTCTAGTTCCAGCTGGAGCTAACCAAGGATAAGCAATATTATCGTTGCGTAACATAGTTCTGATCATCATGTGTGATGAAGGAACAGCAACAGTATTGCCTGCTAAGTCGTTTGTGATTCCTGATGGATAGAATAGACCCATGTAAGTATTTCTAGTTACAAGTCCATCTTCACCAGTGCCAGTTGCGCCAACAGCGTTAGTTGCCCAAGCCTGAATGTCAGTTGCGTCATCTTTCAGTCTCATTGGTGTATCGCCAATAACGTATGAGGTCTCACCTCTATCAGCGTTCAACAAAATCATGTTAGGTTGTAGTTCTGGATAGTTAGGTGTTGCTTGTAAGTTAAAGAAGTTATCATCATCTCTAATAGCAGTGTTGCTATCAATAGTGGACTTCAATGCTTTAACAACCATTGCTCTTTGTGCTTTACGACCCATATAAGGTGAACCGTCTGCTTGTAAGCCTGAAGCCGTTACCCATGCATCCTTTTGAGCAGGAAGTACTGCTGGTGAAGGGAATCTGTCAGCATTAAAGTAGTTAACTCTGTATTGCTTAACGTTGTAACCTGAGCGTCTGGTGTTCCAAAGTAACATACCTGTTGGGGAATTTGATGATAAAGGAGCATCTACGTCTAAGTAACCAGATGTTAGCATTGATACAATACTTGGAATAGGATCGTTTGCTGGGTTAGTTGTACCGTTAGTTGCCCAACGTGCGTCAGCGAATAAAATACCTTGTTGTGTAGTTTGATCAGCATTGTCTATTAAGACCCACTGGTCAACATTTGTCACTGACTGCCATCTTCTAATGACAGGATAGTTTTCTAAGTCAGAACTGTCGATCCAAAGATCACCGTACTCTAATGCTGTTCCGTCACTTTGTAGTGTTGGCTCAGTGGCAGCTACTAATGGTCCTTTAGAATCAGTTACGTTTGCTACTGATGGACTTGGTAAGCCATTTGAATCATATCCTTGATTCTTGTAGCCACTCCATACACCGTTATAGTTAATCATAATATCAACTTGATTAGTTGCTGAATAGTACCAGTTAGTCAAGTTAGTAGGGATCGCTGTTGGAGCGCCTTCGTTTGATGTAATTGAGTTAGCACCTGAAGTTGTTGTTGATAGTGCTTGCCAATTAGACAATTGTACTTTATAAGAGGCCGCGCCTGTACCTGATACCAATGTAACACCAGTTGGGACACCAGCAGTAACGTTAGTAACACGAAGTACTAAATCGTTAGCAGGGGTAGCTCCGCCTAATGCTGTACCTAAGATAGTAACAGTCTCTCCTACTGCGTAGCCAGTTCCTGGAACTGAGAATGTGTCAGGGTCAAAATCATATTGTTGGTAGTTGTTTGTAACACTCGGAATAAAGCCAGTACCTGAAGCAGATGCTGTAGTAGCAGGAGTGAATGTAATGTCATTTTTGAAAGGACCATACTTACAGCCTGTTGTTGTACCTGCAATAAAGCCAGCTTCTGTGAATAAACCACTAGAAACGCCTGTTGATGCATCATAGTCATCTAATACAATAACACCACCTTTGGTGTGTGATAAAGAAATTGATCCGTCATCATTGACAACAGCAGTTGTGTTTGGAATACCTGCGCCAGACCATGCAGTAACAAAGTCTGTTGCATCAGTTGCATCAGCTAAGTTGATTGTAAATGCACCACCTATACCAGAAACACCTGGTGTAGTAATTTGTACTTTACCAACATAAGGACCAGAAGTAAAGTCAGGAGTTGTGTTGTTACCTGTAATTGTTGTTGCGCCTGTTGCAGAACGATACCATAAGTATACTGGACCTGCTGAGAAGGCGTTGCCATCGAATGCATATTGTGCATAAACTGAACCAGCTGGGATTGCTCCGCCACCTGTTGAGTCTGCCGCATAAATTTGAGCCCAGTCAGATTCTGCAAATGTTGGGGTTTTAGCTACCCAATTTGCTGTAGCACTGTTGTATGTAGAGACATCAGGCTGTAATCCAGTTCCTGATACTTTAATCCATACTGAACCAGTTGGTTTTGGTGCGTTCTGACCTGACTGCCATAATGGCTGTTGAGCAGATGTACCATATGTTAATTGTGGTTGTTGACTGGTAGTAACTGCTTGAGAGAAACCTAAATCAGCAAGAACTGTACCTACTCCGTTGTTAAGTCTAATAAAGTAAGGAGAATCGTCGCCACCTGTTTGAGCAGAGTAAAGTGTTAATTTGCTGTTAGCTGAAGATGCTGTAAGATATTCCCAACCTAATGCATTGATATCAGAAACAACTTGTGCTAATGTGTTAGTTGCACTAATAGAAATAGTTGCACTGTTTGTACCACTTAAAATGATGTCAAAAGAGTCGCCTTGTGTTAAAGTAGGATTAGCCACAGTGCCTTGAAGTGTTGGCCATGCATTTTGCCATGCACTAGAACCTACTGCTATCCAAGCATTGTTAGTATTTTTGTAGTAATATTGTGGTGCAGTAGTAGCAGTAGGTTGATTGTAGTTAAATAACGCTACAACTGCATAGTCACCGATAGTTCCGATTGATTGTAATGGTGCACCACCTGCCACGCCGCCTACCAATGATGTTAGGTCAGTAAGAACGATCGGAGACTTTGCAGTAAATGCTCCAGTTGTTGCATTAAACTCGTTAATACCCCAAGTTGAATTTGTTGTGTCTACCCAGTAAGCGCCGTTTGTTGGTGCTCCTGTTGGACGACCTGTTGATCCTACTAAACTTGCTAGATCAATGTCTGCTCTTAAACAGAAAACTTGGTTACTAATGCCAAGTGCTGAGTAAGCCGCAAGTAAACCATATTCATTTAACTCGTAGCCTTGAATAGGTGTTCCGGCTCCCGATGTGTAAAAGAATGGATTACCATACAAAGTAACTAAATCACGTTGAGATGTAATTCTGTACATTTTACCTGCATTAGCCGCTGTAGTTGCTTGTGCTATGCCTGTTGAAGTTGGGTCTGCTTTATTTGTTGCTGTAGCTAATACGATTAATGGTATTGATGCCGGAGCGGCCGGCAAATATTGACTCTCGTCAACGATGGTTACTTCTACGCCTGGTGATGTTAGTGCCATGATAATTTTCCTTTTGTATGATTGTGAGGGTTACACCCTGGTTGTTTTTTCATATTATTATTTATCTCGTATTTCAAAAAACAGCAATTTAAGGCACCTTTGAAGGTTTTTTATAAATACTAGTATGAGTTTACCTAGGCCAATCTGTAAAAAATGCAATAAAAGTGTGTGTGCAGTCAATTATGTAAGGGAAGGCGTACGGCATTATAGAAGCATGTGTGAGTTATGTAAGAAGAAGAATCCCAAAAGACAGCATGTTTACCTATGGCAAAGAGCAGGATACAAAAAAGACAGCAATTGTTTTTTGTGTGGGTTTAAAAGTTTATACCACACACAGATGACCGTATATCATATTGATGGGAATCCAACCAATGTAGGTTTTGTTAACCTACGAACAGTTTGTTTAAACTGTGTTGAGGTAGTAAAGAAAAAAGAAGTTATTTGGAAACGCGGTGATTTAACCGTTGACTATTAACTCCATATATTTATGTAAGTCATCGATTGTACCGTTGTTATCAACTATGTGATCGTAATCTAATCCTACACTACTATATTCACTAGCATGTACATTCTGATCAACTAGACGAGCAAGTGCTTGTGGGTTTTGATAGTAATTGTAATCAACGGCATCAATTAACCAGTTAGGTTGCTCACCTCTTTTAATTCTGACTGTTGTTCCACCTGCATTTTTGATTGCTTCAACTTCATTCTTAAATCGACAATCAGTGATAACAACATCATCTTCTACCTGTCTTAATTGATTCTCTACTGATGCTACCCAAATGTCATTATGAAATGTGCGTCTAGCAACTTCAGTTCCCCAATACTGTAAGACCCAACGAGGAGTTAGATGCGGCATGTCTAATCGTTTTGCCCACCATGGATCAATTTTTTCTCTCCATTCTCTACTGCTTTGAGTCGTGCCTTCTAGCATTTCTCTATCCCAGCCAAAGATAGATGCTACGCAATCTTTAAGAGTTCCAGCATAACTGAGTTTCTTAAAGCCATGAAATCTGATAAGATAGTCTGCGGCAGTATCTTTGCCACTGCTAATTAAGCCTGTAATGCCTATAATCATATGGATAATCCTCTAGTTAGAAGTCTATTATAGAGTAGTTGATGACGAAAGTCAAGTGTTTTTGGGTCTTACAATACCCAATCAGATATAGGGAATGTATTTATATTTGACTCTGCTGGGACAGTGAATAGCCTTAGGAATTTTATTTTATTAACATGTTTTAGAGGTGGACAACTTTTATATAACAATTCCCATTCATCCTTTAACACTCGTTGATGGTGTTGGTAGTTATATTCTATGTCTGCTTGTATACCTTCTTTGTAACTTTCACACTGTGAAAGAAATGACATTATTCTTTCGTGGGCTACATCAATATATACTTTCATATCATGTTCATTATCTAGTAACTCTGGGCGTGTAGTGTATTTTCTAAAAGTTCGGTATCCTAAACTTTCTAATGTTTTCTCTTGTTGGTCAAATTTACTGATGCCTAACAAAGGTTTTTTAGTGGCAATAGGTTTCCATGTCTTTTCTGTTGTTGGGTAGGTATTGCTTTCCCAAAAATGTCTATTATTTGGATGCGGATGATCGAACCAAGTCTCTGGCATAACAACTAGACACGCATCGTTCCATTCTTTTGGAAAAGTATAGGTAGCAATATCAAACGCATGTTTACCTTTACGTACTAAGTTACTGAATTCATCACCAGGCAGTGTCTTTACATGTGAGTTATATATTCCAACTAACTGGTCATAATCTATATCCATATTATGCACTTGTTTAAAAGTGTGAATTATAGACTCGGTTCTCATAGGATCAGTTTTATCTAAAGGATCGCCCATGTGTGAATCATTTAATACAGATGTCAAAGAATAATCTAATGAGTCTAACGAATTGGTAGTTACAAATTTATACAACAGAGGTAATTTATGAACTCTATTTGACACATCTCCTACTAACCATATGGCTTTAGGATTAGCAAGGGTATCTATCCAGTTCTTATTAGGATCTAAACCAACAGATTTTTCTTCAGTCCCATCAGATCGTAAAATATAGTATCGAGGTTGATGACCATAAATCATATAATGATCAGGTAATTCTGCAACATTAACTGTAACATTTGAATACAATATATATATGTTTTTTAGATTGGGAAACATTTTGCTTTGATGAAGATAGTTTACTGTATCTTTCACCCAATCTGTAAAATCATCACATATTTGTGGTTCATACAACATAAACCCCATAATCAAATGGTCTACTTTTTCTAAATCAGTGGTTGTAATACGATCAGTGCTGATATGACCTCGAAATGGAGGTCTTTTAGATGGAATCTCTCCACATTCAATTCCGATATACCAAATATTATCTGTGAACTGAATACTGTCAATCAATTCAGAGTTATCCTTGAATCCAAGTAAGAGGTTGTGAGTAATCAACGTAGTCTCTGAGGTCTTTGAGACATTGCTCTTGTCCTGCTTTACCTTCTGCTTTCATAGCCGCACCGTTTAGAGCAGTACCGCCGCCTGGGCCTTGAATAGTTGAGAACTTTTCACGTGCTTGTCCAATAGCAATAGTAACTGTTGCTAGTACAAAGTCTTCCATCCAAGGTGATATGCCAGGATCTTGTAAGAGATGTCTGTGATTTGTCGTAGTTGATTCTCAATCGATGCTACCCAGATGTCGTTATGAAAAGTACGTCTACCTACTTCAGTTCCCCAATACTGTAAGACCCAACGAGGAGTTAGATGCGGCATGTCTAATCGTTTTGCCCACCATGGATCAATTTTTTCTCTCCATTCTCTACTGCTTTGAGTCGTGCCTTCTAGCATTTCTCTATCCCAGCCAAAGATAGATGCTACGCAATCTTTAAGAGTTCCAGCATAACTGAGTTTCTTAAAGCCATGAAATCTGATAAGATAGTCTGCGGCAGTATCTTTGCCACTGCTAATTAAGCCTGTAATGCCTATAATCATATGGATAATCCTCTAGTTAGAAGTCTATTATAGAGTAGTTGATGACGAAAGTCAAGTGTTTTTGGGTCTTACAATACCCAATCAGATATAGGGAATGTATTTATATTTGACTCTGCTGGGACAGTGAATAGCCTTAGGAATTTTATTTTATTAACATGTTTTAGAGGTGGACAACTTTTATATAACAATTCCCATTCATCCTTTAACACTCGTTGATGGTGTTGGTAGTTATATTCTATGTCTGCTTGTATACCTTCTTTGTAACTTTCACACTGTGAAAGAAATGACATTATTCTTTCGTGGGCTACATCAATATATACTTTCATATCATGTTCATTATCTAGTAACTCTGGGCGTGTAGTGTATTTTCTAAAAGTTCGGTATCCTAAACTTTCTAATGTTTTCTCTTGTTGGTCAAATTTACTGATGCCTAACAAAGGTTTTTTAGTGGCAATAGGTTTCCATGTCTTTTCTGTTGTTGGGTAGGTATTGCTTTCCCAAAAATGTCTATTATTTGGATGCGGATGATCGAACCAAGTCTCTGGCATAACAACTAGACACGCATCGTTCCATTCTTTTGGAAAAGTATAGGTAGCAATATCAAACGCATGTTTACCTTTACGTACTAAGTTACTGAATTCATCACCAGGCAGTGTCTTTACATGTGAGTTATATATTCCAACTAACTGGTCATAATCTATATCCATATTATGCACTTGTTTAAAAGTGTGAATTATAGACTCGGTTCTCATAGGATCAGTTTTATCTAAAGGATCGCCCATGTCTGAATCATTTAATACAGATGTCAAAGAATAATCTAATGAGTCTAACGAATTGGTAGTTACAAATTTATACAACAGAGGTAATTTATGAACTCTATTTGACACATCTCCTACTAACCATATGGCTTTAGGATTAGCAAGGGTATCTATCCAGTTCTTATTAGGATCTAAACCAACAGATTTTTCTTCAGTCCCATCAGATCGTAAAATATAGTATCGAGGTTGATGACCATAAATCATATAATGATCAGGTAATTCTGCAACATTAACTGTAACATTTGAATACAATATATATATGTTTTTTAGATTGGGGAACATATTGCTTTGATGAAGATAGTTTACTGTATCTTTTACCCAATCTGTAAAATCATCGTATATTTGTGGTTCATATAACATGAACCCCATAATCAAATGGTCTACATTTTCTAAATCAGTGGTTGTAATATCAGCGGTGTTGATATGACCTCGAAATGGAGGTCTTTTAGATGGAATCTCTCCACATTCAACTCCGATATACCAAATATTGTCTGTGAATTGAATACTATCAATCAATGATGTTAACCCTGAATCCAAGTAAGAGGTTGTGAGTAATCAACGTAGTCTCTGAGGTCTTTGAGACATTGCTCTTGTCCTGCTTTACCTTCTGCTTTCATAGCCGCACCGTTTAGAGCAGTACCGCCGCCTGGGCCTTGAATAGTTGAGAACTTTTCACGTGCTTGTCCAATAGCAATAGTAACTGTTGCTAGTACAAAGTCTTCCATCCAAGGTGATATGCCAGGATCTTGTAATAGCGAAGTTTCTGGACGTGTTACATCTGCCCAGATAAGAATTTGTTCACCAGAGCCTTTGAAGTCTCTAACAAATCTAATTGTTTTAGTAACAGGATCAAATGTGTAGATAACAAAGCCACCAAACATTCTAGCGGCAAGTTCTACATAGCCTGCATAGAAGTCATATGTTGCTAGACCACCAGCATAGTTGTAGTTCAACAAGTAAGTGTTTAGAATCGCACTTGAGAATGGATCAAATGACGATGCCCCTGGACCGGTTTCAAGTCCGATTGTTCTTCTGAAGACTTGTCTTACGTTAATAAACTCATTTGGTAATGTATAAGTGTCTTGGTCTCTGTGTACTGTCAACAGTGTGTAAGATTCTTGTACTGAGTTCTCTGCTCGTTGTCTATAAGTTTTAACAGCATACTTATATGCGGCTTCATAATGCTCTGGATCTAATTCAAGGTCCACAATCCCATCGCCCAGCCTATAGCGAATGCTATCGAACATTGACTCTTTCAGTTGTTCAAGGTTCTGATTGTTGGGTACTGATAATTCGTTTGCGGCCATATAATAAATTCCTGTTACGAGTATTTATCTTCTTTAGAATGCCTTTAAGATAACAAGAGCATCATTGAAACGACCAGTAGGTTTGATGCTTACTGCTTTGATCTTGTCAAAGTAAGTTCTTGCGGAAGGCTTGCTTCCCATGATTTCTTTGAGTTGCTCTTTAGGTTTACGCAGAGTCTTAATCTGACTCTTTGCTTTGTCAAAGCCAAGCAATGTATTACCTTTAACAAACATCTCGCCGGCAAACTCATCTGCGACATAGTGGTGCAGTTTGCGTTTTGCAGTATCATACACCCATGCTTCTTTTGCGTGGTGCAGTTCTGTTGGTCGGACACTTTCTAATGTTATTTTGGTTTGATCACATGTAAACTTTTTTAGATACTTTAACTTAGATACAGCCTTCTCTGGAGATATTGGTTTAGTCTTACGTTTTACCCTAGATTGAATCTTCAACGTAGCATAAGAGTTCAACAGACTAATAATAGTATCATAAAGACCTATTGTTTGCTTGATTTTAGTTTTACTAAAATTGCTATATGCTTCATTTAACTGTTCATCTTTCCCAGATAACACTTCTACAAATTCTGCTTTCTCTCTTTCATAAGCAGAGACGAGTTGAGGAACATGGTTTGCTAATGGATTGTACTCGTTTAAGATTTTCATAACTTGAGCATTAAATTTCAAGTCAAGTTTTATTTCATCTTCAATCCATTGATCTATTAGACCATCAATTGTTCCGCCTGCTTCAAATAACTTTTCTAGCATGATATCTTGTATTGAAGGTCGATTAGGTCTGTCTTTAATCTTCTCTTCTTTTTCTTGTAGAATTTTATTACCCGAGTCTATCCATTCGGCTGACAGTTTCTCAACATGGCTTCTATTTGCTTCAGGCAGGTATCCTACCTTTGTTTTGAAAAAGAACGCACTTGAAGAAGAGCCAAAAGTCCAATCTGGATTTCTGAGAATAACCTCTATGTCACCAGCATCCCAATCTGATTCTTCTTTAATCCATTTTCTGGCAATAGTGATGCGTTTCTTATCATTGATTTCGGTACGGATAAAGTACTGGCAGTCTTGATATGCCTTAGATTGTTCAGTAGGATCAACAAGTTTCTTAAAGGTTTCCCATTTTGGTTCAGGTGTGAAGTAAACGTTTTTTTGTTTTCTAGTAGCCATTTTGTCCCCAATTCATTATATAGTTCATACTTAGTTGAAATAGTATACAGTATATTCTTTAACAACGCAATCGTTTATTTACCCAGAATTATTACAATGATTCTGTTACGATAAATATATATATGCCAAGACTATCATTATATCGTCCCGAGAAACAAAACGACTACCGTTTTATGGATAGAAATATCTCTGAACAACTGACGGTCGGTGGGACCGATTTATACATACACAAGTATTTAGGGCCTGAAGATCAGGGCCCATCTGTTGATTATACTCAACCACAATATGATAAATTAGACCCAACAAACATACAAGACTTACTGTTCCTAGAAAACAGAGATCGCAAGTATGCTAAAGATATCTATCGATTGCGTGGACATTACAATGTACAAAACTTAGACTTTGATCTCAGTCAATTTGGGTTGTTCTTAAGTAATGATATTATTTTTGTAACAATTCACTACAATGACATGATTGATATTGTTGGTAGAAAATTAATGGTTGGTGATGTAATCGAGTTACCTCACTTACTTGATTACAATCCGTTAAGTGAGACGATACCAGTAGCACTAAAAAGGTTCATGCAGATCACTGACGCAAACTATGCAAGTGAAGGATTCTCTAGTACATGGTATCCTCATCTTTGGCGTATTAAGTGTGAGCCATTAGTTGACAGCCAAGAATTCAGTGACATCTTACAACAACCGATTAACCTTGATAATTATTTAGGTGATTGGGAAAAAACAAAAGTCTATCCACCTGGATACTCAATGACATTCGGTGATAAGAATTACATCGCTATACAAGAAGTACCAGCTGGAGTTACGCCTGGGGCAACTGATCCTGATCCTTATTGGCAACTTGATACGAACAATTCATTAAAAGACATATTAGGTCGATACAATGAAAATATTCGAATCAACGATGCTAATCTAAAAGAAGCAGAGCGTCTTGTTCCTAAATCAGGTTACGATACAAGTCAACTTTATGTTGTGCCTGGTTACGGTGAGTATGAAGCGAACGGTGTGTTGTCTAAGAAATACAATCAGCCTGCTCCTCCGACAGATGTTCGAACATGGATGCCTGGTAACTCTGCACTCAGTGGAACAGGACAAGTTATTACAATGCGTACTCAGGGATACCGTAATGAGTCAACAGGTATTAAAATATCTAAAGAATTATTAGATGTAATGCAGTCGCAACTTAAAGATAAGATAGATTTAGAATCAATGATTGACAAATTTGTACAAGCCTCATTGTCTATCATTGAGATGACCCCTGAAATGTCAGCAACTGGAACTAGTTCAGGTGCAGTAGAAGGAACAAAGGTTTTATCAGTTCAGATAACAGGGCCTATTACAGGACCATATGGTACTGCTGATAACACTTACGCAACAGCAGACCAAGATCCGACAGCGACAGGGTTCACAGGTACTGAACCATATGGTCCGAATACTATGGACTACAGAGCAGATTGTGATCCTCGATTCCAATTCATTGCTCGTTCAACTCCAAGAACATTTGGATATACAGCAGGTTACATGACAGGAACAGATATTGCGCCTGACGGATTACCCACTGGAGCAGGGATATCGTTCCCAGCAAGTCCACAAGTAGGAAATTATTTCTTACGCATTGATTATTCTCCAAATCTACTATATAGATGGGACGGACAACTTTGGGTTAGAATCTCAGAGAATGTTAGAACACAAACTGGATTCAGTGCAACAGATAAATCTCAATTATCTGATTTTATCAATAATACAACACTCATATACAGTGCGAATGAAGGTAGTAACATTGCATCAGCACAACCTTTATCGAGTATTTTAAAATTAGCACCAGACCCAATACCCCCAAGTGACGGGACTTAAGACTTATGGCACAATATTTTTACGATAACCAAATACGCAGATTCTTAATTCAATTTGCAAAAATCTTTAGTAACTGGTACGTGACTAAAGGAAAGGATCCTAACGGAAATGATATTTTAGTTAGAGTTCCAATTCAATACGGAGATTCAAGTAGACAAGCATCTACTATTATTGCCAACAACTCGGCATCTAACATGCCCTCTGCACCGTTGTGTACATACTACATCAATGGCTTAGAATACGATCAGAGACGCACACAGGAGCCCTTCTTCGTTGAGAAGCAACAAGTGCGTCAAAGAGCATACAATGCAGGGACCGACTCGTATGAGACAGTACAGGGGCAGGCCTTCACTGTTGAGAAGTTAATGCCCGTTCCGTACACATTAAGACTTCAAGTTGATTTTTGGACAACTAACTATCAACAGAAATTAGAAATCATTGAACAATTGGGTACATTGTTCAATCCAAGTTTAGAAATTCAAAGCACAGACAATTATATAGATTGGACATCATTGACAGTTGTATACCAAGATGGGTTAACATTCTCTTCCCGTACTATACCACAAGGCACAGGTAATCCAATTGACGTAATGAGTTGGAAGTTTTATATTCCTATATGGTTAACTACATCGTCTAAACTTAAAAAATACGGTGTCATTAATAAAATCATTGCTTCTATCTTCGAAGGAAAAACACAAGCAGACATGAAAGATGATGATTTGTTAATGGGCACTCGTCAAAAGATTTCACCATACGGATACAAATTATTATTAATAGGCAATGCATTGCAACTATTACCAGAAGCATCAACGTTCCAAGATACACCGAATAGTTCGTTAGAGACTCCGGTTAACCCAGATACAAATATCTATTGGACAAGTTTGTTAAACGTATACGGCGCATATAGACCAGGCATTTCTCAAGTGTGGTTAGACAATCCGTATATGGAAAATGAGATTGTGGGTACAATCGTTGTTGACCCGTTAGATGATCGATATCTAATCTTTAGTATTGATCCTGATACTTTACCCACAAATACATTAGATCCAGTTGACAGTGTGATCAATCCGATTCTTGTTGGACCTAACGCAGGACTGCCTGGACCAATTGCAAACAAAAGGTATTTGATTGTCGATACAGTCGGAGATGATGCTACTTCATGGGGTACAATACTCAGTAGTACCACTGCAAGAGCAGTAACTACAATGGTTACTGGCAACCGATATATGATTGCTTTTGTAGGAGACACTGATTTTACACAGTTAGGAGCGACATCAAATACTATTGGTACAGAATTTACTTACAACACTGTCCAACCTGCAGGAACAGGTACAATCTACACGATTGCTAATGGTGAGGCAAATGATATCCTTCAGTACAGTTCATCGTTAGGTAAATGGTATGTTGCATTTGATTCAAGTGAGATAACAACAACAGAATATGTACTCAATCTAACTACACAAGTTCAATATCGTTTTGCATCTACACCCGCAAACAGTGTTCATCCAGCAGAAGAAGCCGCATGGATGAAGTCATACGAAGGTTATTATAACGAAGGAGATTACAGTATAGTTATTTAAGGGGCATCTATTTGTCTAATAAATAACTGTATGATCATTGTTAATCAATCTGCTGGCATCTTTTTTTACAGCAAATCCACTCAACGTTCCTTGTATCTTTTAAGAACAGATGCAAAGAACCATTCATGGTCAATTCCAGGTGGAAAAATTAACAAGAACGAAACTTTACTTGACGGATTAAAAAGAGAATGCGCCGAAGAAATTCAATTTGACATTAGTGTTATGAAACTTGTCCCGATACAAAAGTTTGTCAACAACACTTTTGCGTATCATACATTTTTTTGTGCAATAGAAGACGAATTTATACCTAAGTTAAACGCAGAACATTGTGGGTATGCTTGGGTAGGAGATGATAAGTATCCCAAGCCATTACATCCCGGGTTATTCACTACTGTAAACATCGATGTTGTAGTAGAAAAGATACAATTATTAAAAAACTTGTAAAATAAAGGGGACCGAAGTCCCCTTTAAACGTTTTAATGTTTGTTAATGTACCATCAAAGCCTCGAAACCTGAGTAGCCTAAGCCACCAAGAACACAACCTGCACCAATCAGCATCCATCTCCACTTTTCTAATCCAGCTATTTTCATAGCCATATCAGCGTGTTGACTTATATTTGTTGCTTGAAATTCTCTCAACAAAGTATGGGTGCTATCATTGTGCTTGTCCATCTTCAAAGATACTTCTTTAACGTCAGCCTTAACGTCGGCCAAAGATGCATCAAACTTAGAATCTAAGTTTCTAAACTCTACTTGAAGTACGGCTATATCAGCATCGTACTTCAGTAGTTGTTTCTGTGCTTGAGATTGAGCCATTTAGTTCACCAACTCCCTTATGCTGAAGGAAGTTTGATAACTGGCTTGACTGAACCAGCTAGTGGAGTACCAGCGATTGTTTCAAACGTTGCCTGCATTCCAGTCTGATCAGCCTGAGTAAGAGGTGAACCACTATCGTTATCGAATGGTAAACCATTAACATCAGAGATAGACTCAATGTAAGTAACGCCCGCATTGTCATATGTACCTTGTATGCTCATCTCACCAGCAAGTAAATCTGCTTGTGCTTTATTAACTAAAGTACAGATACCTGATCTTGTGCCTGCCGCGTTACTTACTAAGTACTTTCTTTTGCCTTTTTGACGTTTGATGTAAACTGCTTCATCATTAGAACCAAGTACTGAGATTTCATTCTTTGTGAATGTTGCTACTGCACTTAAATCTAATTTTTCAATGTTAGCAGTTGATACAACAGTTGTTGTTGTTAATGCTAATGCTGTTCCACCTCTTGTTGCTGAAACACCGAAAGTTGTTCCACTGTCAATTGTTTTAACAAAGTAAGTAGTGTCTGCTGATAATCCACCGATCGTTGCCGCAAACCAAATTGGAGCATCTACATCAAATGCCGCTGTTGAAGTTACTGTGATTAGATCAGTTGTTGCATTTGAACTTGCTGTTGCTGTTGACACTACTGCTAATGCAGAGACTGTGCCTAATGGTACATTAACACCGCTAGAAGCATATGATACTGTACCAGTACCTGCTCCAGCGGCAGCCGCTACGAATACTTCACCTAAGTTAGCACCTGTTGCACCCATTGTAATCCATTGTGCTTCAGTTGTACCAACAGTGTTGTTGATTACATAAGTAACGCCAGTAACTAATGCACCTACTGTGAAAGGTGTATTGTCACCTACAAATGAAAGTTGCTCACCTACTGATACGTTAGTAGTAAAGTCTGCATCTTTGTCACCGTATACATCAGTAGTTGCTGTACTGAACCAGAACTTACCAGGCTGTGATACTGCAACTGCACCAAATGCAGTTAACTGTTTACCTGTTTGTGCAGTATCTCCACCGACTACGCCCATATCTTGTGGTGTGTCAGATGGGTATCCTTCACCAACTTGGTTAACACTTAAGTTAACACTTCCGCCGGTTGTAGTTGTTAGTGTTGGTGAGACTTGAGGTTGTACTGAAGGGTGTGAAACTAATGCTGTAAAAGTTGTAGTACTTAGTACTTCATTTACATAGTAAGTTGTTCCGCCAGTTAATCCACCTACTGTTGAAGTAGGGACAAATCTGTCACCGATTGTTAATCCAGTAGTAGAATCTACTGTGATTACGTTTGTGGTTGCAGTCGTATCGGATAATACCGGTAACGCTGAAACCTTTGCTATTTTTAATTTATTCGCCATTTTATTTTTCTCCTAAAGAATTAGTTAAGACGTTCTAGGTCACACGTTCGGTGGGAATATGCACCGCATGAGATTGTTTATTGAGTTTTCGATAAACGAGAACAATCAAATGTATTTATCTTATTGTATAGGTTTAGACTGTTTCGTCATACCAAGTCATGCCTAAGATATCATTAAAATCAACATGATCACCTTGGGCTTTATATTCATGTCCAAAAGATTGAGTATGACCCGTTAGCATGTTACCAACAAAGTTGTTGTATAATTGTAAATTCCAAATATTAGGCCAAACACCATCTGGAGTAATAAACAGTTCTGATTTAAAATTTTCTAATTGCTTAAGGGGATATAAAGTATAAAACACTCGCCATACTTTATTGTCTGGTAAGTGTTTTGCATGATTAAAATCTCTATGCCATTCCATTGAATCTGAATTACGGTAAGCTACGAAGCCGTCAAGTCTAGGATTGATAGCGCCTGCTTCTATAATTTTATCGCGGATAATCATAAACAATTCTACAAACTCAGGACTGAAGACTTCAGATAAATCTTCGTTACTACCTTTGTTAGTTACATGACTTGGCCTGTCTGATGGGTCTTCAGTTACTACGCCGAATTCATCGATAATTAATCCAGGACGATTGACTATTTCATTTTGTAGGGAAAGTAATTTATCAAACTTAATAGAGTCTACTAAATCTGTGTGTTGGAAACTTTTATAGGTTTCTAATTTATTCACTAGATTATTATAATCTTCCGATTGCTATTTCGATAATACCAATGTCAGATCCTGAATATGATTGAATCGCTTTACCGATAACAACACCAGGTTGCATGATTGTCGCTACGTTGTGCCAAGCAGTTGCGTGACCATTGCCATCAGAAACCATCAAGTCTCCTTTTTCACAGTGACCAGTTACTTGAGTAGGAACTCGACCTTGTAGTGCGACTGCAACTTTGTGGCCAGGACAATCTTCGTTCATCATAAATGCTGGTTCAGTTGAAACAACACCTGCAACTCGTTGACTACATTTTGTAGTAGAAAGAGTGACTTCTTTTTCTCCACCAAAGTCTACAACTTGACCTGGTGAGTAT